GGCGACTGCACCAGGATGGCCTATGCCGCGATGCTGCTGGTGTCCCGCCGCTATGCCAAGGGAACCATGTGGGCCCAGCTCGCCCGCACTCTGGGCACCCAAGCGCCGGGGACGGGAGGGGGAGGGGCTAATAGGTTTGGCACTGGCGGGCGGTTTGGGTGAGTATGATGCAGACCATGGCAGGTATCACGCTTGCAACCGCCACAGCGCGGCTAGAGGATTATCTCGATGCGGAGCTGAAGATTCTGGCCGGCCAGGAAAAAACAATTGGCGGCCGAACCTTGAAGCGTGCAGACCTTGCAGAAGTGCAGGCGGGAATTCAGATATGGGATCGCAAGGTGCAGGAACTGAGCAGCCGGGCCAATGGCCGTGGCCGGGGATTCACCCCTAGGCCTAACTTCTGATGGCAAAGCGCCGCAACAACAAGAAGTATCCGTTGGCTCAGGCCCTGCCCGCCGACCTTGACCGCTTAGGGCATGGCGGGATGATGGCCTTTGGCGGCATGACCGGGACCAGCAGAATGGCCCGATCGCCGCGGTTTGCCAACTGGCGTCCACAGTTACTGGATGCAGACGGTGAGGCCGAATACGAGCTGGCCGACCTGCGGGCATTCTCCAGGGATCTGGAGCGAACCGCACCGGTAGCGACTGGGGCGATCGAGACTAGGGTTTCGCACATTGTTGGGACCGGCCTCAGCCTGCAAAGCCGAATCGATGCCAAGGAGTTGGGCCTGTCGGACGAACAGGCCAGCGAATGGCAGAGCATGACCGAGCGGCGGTTTGCAATGTGGGCAAAATCGCAGTATGCCGATCGCCATGGCGAGCTGTGTTTCTATGAACTGCAGCAGTTGGCGTTGCGTTCGCATGATTCCAGCGGTGATGTGTTTGTACTGCTTGGTGATAAGGGCCGCGAGGATTGGCCGTTTCGGCTGACGATGCAGATTGTTGAGGCTGATCGGGTTAGCAATCCAGATGGACGGATGAATACTGCCACGCTGATTGATGGCGTGGAGCGTGATGACGACGGGGAGCCAGTAGCGATCCACGTTTCTCGCTACCACCCAGGCCGGCTAGTCCCCCGAGCCGCCAACACATGGGAGCCGATCCCGTACCGGGGCAGCTCTGGCCGCCGCAACGTTTTGCACCTGAAGGAAGTAAAGCGCCCCGGCCAAACCCGTGGGCTGCCGATCCTGGCCCCGATCATTGCCACAATCAAACAGATAACCAGGTACACCGACGCCGAGGTTGATGCGGCGGTGAACAGCGCAGCGCTGGCGCTGTTTTTGCAGATGGATCCAGAGGCCTTTCAAGAATCGACCATTTTCAGCGATGACGAGCGGGCCAAAATTTTGGCCGCTGCTGGTGGCTGGGACGGCACGATCGAAAGCGGCCGAGCTGTGAATCTGATGCCGGGCGAGAGCATCAGCAGCCCAACCCCTGGCCGCCCAAATCCAAACTTCGACCCATTCTTTGGGGCGATGCTAAATATCTGCAGCATGGGCCTGGGGATTCCTAAGGAGGTGCTGGCCAAGGCCTTCAACGCCTCCTATTCCGCCAGCCGTGCTGCATTAATGGATGCCTGGCGGACCTGGCAGATCAAGCGCGTCTGGCTGGCACAGCGGCTATGCCAGCCAGTTTATGAGGAGTGGTTGGCCGATGCCGTGGCACTGGGGATCATCCAGGCGCCAGGGTTTTTTGCTGACCCGTTCATCAGGTATGCATGGAGCCAGACCAGCTGGTGCGGCGATGGCCCTGGGGCCCTCGATCCGTTGAAAGAGGCCATGGCGGCAGCCAAGCGCATGGAGGAGGGCATAACCACCCGAGCCGAAGAGGTTGTGGCCTATGACGGCGGCGATTGGGAAACCAAGCACCGGCAGAGCGCCAGGGAAATGGCGGCCCGTGTGCGCGATGGTCTGCAGATGCCAGCGGTTGCGGTTGCGGTGCCACCACCTGACCCAAACAGCACTACCGATTAGATTGGGCCCATGACAGTTCTTGATGTCCTAAATGCACCCTGGGCGATCCTGCCCAACCGCCTGGAAGAAATTCAGGGGATCTACGCGGCCCGCAGCCGTGGGGAAGAACTGGACATTGCGGCAGTAGAGGCCAGGATCGGCCGGCCACTGGGGACTGAGCAGCAGCAGGGCTATGAGGTGCGGAACGGCGCAGCATTGATCTCGCTGCATGGCGTGTTGGCCCAGCGGATGAACCTGATGACCAACATGTCAGGCGGCACCAGCACCGAGCTGTTCGCCCGTGATGTTCAGGCCGCAGCGGCAGACCCCACCGTCAAGGCCATCATCCTGCTGGCAGACACCCCAGGCGGCACCGTGGCTGGCACTCAGACCGCTGCGGAAGCTGTGCGGGCGGTGCGTGGTGTGAAACCTATCGCCACTATGGTTCAAGGCCTAATGGCCAGCGCTGGAGTCTGGATAGGCTCTGCCACTGACCAGACGGTATTGGACTCTGGAACCGCTCAGGTTGGCTCGATTGGTGTGGTTGCGACCCATGTGGACGTGAGCCAGCGAGAGCAGGCGATGGGGATCAAGACTAGCGAGATCGTGGCCGGCCGGTTCAAGAGGGCGGCATCGCAGTATGGCCCGCTGACCGAAACCGGCCAAAAAATAATCCAGGATCAAGTAGACTATTTGTACTCGCTGTTTGTCACTGATGTTGCCGCCAACCGTGGGGTATCGGTTGAGCGTGTTCTCGATGACATGGCTGATGGGCGAATGTTCATCGGTCAACAGGCGATTGATGCGGGCCTTGCGGACCAAATCAGTAGCCTGGACATGCTGATAGCTCAACTCACTGCAACCCCTGGCGCCTCCACTGGTGGGCGCTCTGCCCCATCCACCCAGCCCCCTGCCCGTTTTGTTATGGATGAAAATCAAACCACGCCCCAGACCACTGCCGAATGGCTGGCGGCTAACCCCGAGGTCGTCGCATCGTTGCGGGCCGAAGGTGCCGCCGCCGAACGCCAGCGGATTGCCGATGTTCGTGCCCGGTCCATGCCAGGCCATGAAGCGCTGATTGACCGCCTGGCTGCTGATGGTAGAACCAGCGGGCTTGAAGCAGCCGATGCTGTTTTGGCCGCTGAAAAAGCCAACTTGGCCAATCGCGCTGCCGTTCGCATGGTAGACGCTGCGCCTTCGGTGTCATACGCCCCAGCCCCTGAGGCGTTAAGCGAGGCAAAAGCGCCCGAAAGGATTGAGCCTACCGCCATCGAAATGGCCAATAAGGCTAAGGAACTGGTGGCCAAAGCCAAGGCTGATGGCCGGACGCTTTCCGCTACCGATGCCGTGGCTCAGGCCCGGCGCGAACTCATCCAATCCTGAGGCTATTGCCATGCGTAACCAAGGACTAGTTAAGGCTTTTGTGGCTGGTGCCGCCATTAGCCCCAATCGCTTTTTGAAATTTGGCGCTGATGATCACACTTTGATTCAAGGCGCTGCCGCCGGTGATTTTATTTTCTGCGTTTCCGATGACGTGGGATGTGCATCTGGCGAACGAATTGATGCTGTATTGACCGACATTGCCACTGTCGAGTATGGCGGAACTGTTACCCGTGGCGGCTTGTTAATGAGCGATTCAACGGGTCGAGCTATCGCCGCCACTGCATCTGCCGGTTCAAACGTGCGAACCTGCGGCATTGCATTAGTTAGCGCTGTTGTAGGCGACAAAGGCCCGGTACTTCTTTCCCCCGGTTCTTTTCAAGGTTGATCTTTCCCCCTGATGCACTAATTCAATGGCTTATCAGAACTTTCCTTTTCCGATTCAGCAACAGCTTACAGCAATTGCTCTTGCTTACACGAACCGCGCTTACATTGCTGATGAAGTTTCACCGCGAATCCCGGTTGGCTCTCGGGAGTTTAAGTGGTTGCAGTACAACCGCGATGAAATGTTTACCGTACCTTCGACCTTGGTTGGTCGCAAAGGTGTGCCCAATGAAGTTCAGTTTGGCTCAACTGAGGTTTCTGGGTTCGTCAAGGATTATGGACTTGACGACCCGGTGCCAAATGATGACATCGAAAACGCTCCTCCGGGTTACGATCCTATAGGACATGCAGTTGAAGGTCTTGCTGAGCTGGTTGCTTTGGATCGAGAAAAGCGGGTAGCTGATTTGTATTTTAATGCAAACACTTATCCTGCAGCTAACCGCACTACCCTTAGCGGCACTTCTCAGTGGTCGGATTATACCAACTCTGACCCTTATTCTGCGATCATGGCGGCGCGGGACGGCATGTTAATGCCGTTTAACACTGCCGTGCTGGGTCGCTTAGCTTGGTCTAAACTTCGGGTTCACCCAAAGATCACAGCTGCCCTGGCCCCGTCCAGCACTGGAAACACTGGCACCAACAACGCAAATGGTGCTCCGGCATCTGTGCAAGCCGTTGCCGAATTGCTTGAGCTGGATCGGTTGCTGATTGGCGAAAGCTGGATCAACACTGCCAAGCCTGGCCAAACCCCAACACTGGCCAGGGTGTGGGGCAAGCATATGGCTTTGTTCCACAACAACCCATTGGCCTCTATTCGTGGCAATGCCATCACTTTTGGCTTTACCGCTGAACACGGCAATCGAGTGAGTGGCAGTATCCCAGAGCCTAAGACCGGCCTACGCGGCTCTCAACGGGTGCGAGTGGGCGAAAGCGTTAATGAACTCATTTGTGCTTCTGATGTTGGTTACTATTTCCAAAACGTTGTCGCCTGATTATGCCCTCCTACACCGTTCTCAATGGCCCCGTTGACCATGACGGGACCCGCTATGAAGATGGCGCGGAGATCCTCCGGTTGTCCACCGAAGAGGCCACCACTTTGGTGGCCTTGGGGGTTGTTGGTGCCACGCCTGAAGGCGGCAAAAAGGCTAAGGCTGCGGAGCCTGGCGACTGATGGATGACCTGGATAACTTCCTAGACTCGGACTTGGATGTTGTCCCTGTGATAGCCGGCGCCATTACTGGTGACGGCTATCTTGATTTGAACAGCGAAATGATTTTTGATGGCAACCTAACAATAATTGATTATTTATTAACTGCACAAACTAGCAAGTTTGGAGGGTTGGGATATGGTGCAGCAATTAGCGTAGATGGCGAAACGTATAAAGTGGAAATGTCACCGCAACGGTTTGATGATGGCAAGTTTTGCAGAATCCCGCTAGCCAGGGTTGATGCCCCAGAAGAAACAGAGGTGATCCTGGATGGCGGCGCGGCGTTGGCGCCGGTCCCACCAGCGCCAACAAGGATTGAATATATTTACGATGGGGGTGGCGCATGACTACCCAAGTAGTTTTTACACGTCAAGTACAAAGGCGCGATACAGCAGCCAACTGGACTGCGGTCAACCCGGTGTTGCTCAGCGGCGAATGGGGGCTTGAGACGGATACGCGCAGGCTAAAAATCGGCGATGGCGTAACCGCCTGGAATGCCCTGGCGTATAACGGCAGCACCCCCGGCGGCCCCGGCGACCCCACCAACCTGTCGGTCATCAACCGCACGGCAGCGGGGCTGACGATTGCGTCCTCCACTGGGGGCGACGCTGATCTCCCCCTGGCAACCGAAAACCTGGCAGGGCTCCAGGCGCCGAGCAACCGGGCCAAGGCGGAGGGGGCGGTGCAGGAGGGTGACGCACGGCTCAGCAACGCCCGCGAGTGGAGCGCCGCCACGGTTGACCAGCCCACGGCGGAGGCCGGCAGCAGCACGGCGCGGCTTGCTTACACCCCCCAGCGTGTGTTCCAGGCCATCGCTGCATGGTGGCTGGCGTCAGCAGCCAAAGCCAAGCTTGACGGGATCGCCAGCGGCGCCACGGCGAATGCCA